CTATGGGCCTTGTGCGAATGGCTCCCATACTCAGATGGTAGATCGCGGCCAGTTGAACCCGGCACATTCCCGTTGGCTCATGGGATTCCCCGACGTGTGGGACGATTGCGCGGATATGGTAACGCGATAGTACCTCAAGTCGCCGCTGAGTTTATAGGTGCATATCTGGATACAGAACAATGACTGGCCGCCACACCACCATGGAAGAGTGTATGGCGGTACTCCCGATATTCGAGGAGATGCAGCGGAATGGTATGCCCGCATCCCGATCATACTTCGAGGCCCTATCCGCCGAGATGTGGCAGCGTATGTCCACGGTTCAACGACGTATATCCACGGAATACTTCGATGGCCGCCCGTTCAATCCCAATTCCACCAAGCAAGTGGCAACCCTTCTCCGTCGTCGCGGACTCGTGGGGCATAAGCGGACCCAAGCGGGCGCTGTATCTACCTCCGAGAAGTCCATAGGGCACTTGCAATTCACGGACCCCGCGATTCATGACGTATTCGAGTGGCGGGAGTACGAGCATATCAAAGACGCATTCTGTCAACCCATCTTAGGTAAATTCGACCCCGCTAACCCGGACGATATCCAACCCATCCGGTGTGTTATCCGTACTACTCGCATCCCTACGCGGCGGATAGCTGCTAGTGACCCTAATCTACTCGCTATGCCGGTGCGCACCGAGGAAGGACGTAAAGTGCGAACCGGGTTCATATGCCCCGAGGGTGAGGTATTCGGAGCTTGGGACTACTCGCAATTAGAAATGCGCTGCATGGCGCACGAATCGCGCGACCCCCTCATGTGTCAACTGTTTTACGAGAATCGAGATATCCACACCGAGACAGCGGCTCGAATATTCAAGATACCGCTAGATCAGGTAGATAAGTTCAAGCATCGTATCCCGGCGAAAAATTCGGGATTTGGAATTCTATATGGGATACAAGGCGAAGGACTGTTAACCCAACTCCGGATGCTCGGCATCGAGGGATGGACTAAAGAGTCTTGCCAAAAACTAATCGGTGACTGGTTGGACGTGTTCCAAGGAGTAAAAGAGTACATCGCGCGGACAGCGGTAGAGGTGGCGAAAGTCGGCTATGTGCGGGACTACTCAGGAGCCTATCGCTACATCCCTGGAATCCGCCACTACGACCGCAAGATAGCCGCAGAGGCCGCACGGTTAGCAGTGAGTCAACGTATCCAGGGCTTGGCGCAAACCATGATACAGCGAGCGATGATTTATCTCCGGCCCCAGATACGCTCTATGCAGGATAGTGGGCTTAACGTTAAGTGGCGCCTTCAAGTGCATGACGAATTACTTAAGTCGTTCACCCCGGACTTGTGGGAGCCATTAGATTACATCGTCCGGGATGCGTTAGTTAACCACAGCGGGATAGAGTTAAGAGTGCCGATAGAGTGTGAAGGTAAGTACGCCTCTAGGTGGTCTGATCTTAAGTGAGGTTAAGGCTATGCCCTACGCTAATATAGAAGTTGGAAGAATGAAAGCCAGAGAGAGGTATCTCAGAAACAAGGAAGCTATTGACTCTGCATCAAGAGAATACTATTGGAAGAATAAAGAACGAATAAACTCCAAGAGGAGAAAACCAATCCAAAGTGCAAGCGAAAGAGCCGACCATTTAACTGCCAAACTAAGGGCTAGGTTCCAGAGTTACCTACGTCGTAATAAGGTAACTGGGTGCTTAGAGTGGATGGGCTATAAAGATGTTCACGGATATGGTAAACTGTGGATAGGTAGCCAGAAAGATGGCACCCTTAGAAAGGAAATGTCTCATCGCGTTGCGTGGATTCTAGCTGGTAAAGAGATTACACCAGAGAAACCATTTATCCTGCACAATTGCCCATGCGGCGACAATCCCTCGTGTTGCGAGATCGCGCATCTATGGGATGGCACAGCAGCAGACAATAATACCGATAGATCAAGAAAGGACAGAAGTAGACGCAGTGAGCTAGGACTCCCTAGAGGTGTTCAACCAAATTACACTCAGAAGGAATCTTACCAAGCCCGTATTCAAGTGGGCAGTAAGCAAATCTACATCGGATCGTATAGCTCAATCGAAGAGGCTAGGCAAGCTGTAGAAGCTGCCGGCGGATGGAGACAAGAAGAGAGCGGCGGCGATGCCACCACGTAACCGTCACCGCCACTCTATCCCCTCGCGCCGTCGTAATCGCGGGTACCGATTTCTCCCCCTCGTGGCGTCCGTGCTAAGTTGTCATCTTGTGATCTGGTCAACCCGTAGATCGGGGATTCTAGGCCCCCCAAGAAGACGGGCCTTGACAGGGACCCCCCGAGGATGGTAGTCTTTTGGGGCGATGAGCGAGCGAGTAGAGGACCGACAAAACGGGGCAGGGTGCCACCTGTCACGGGCAGCGGCTCGGCAACTGGGCGATGACCCGGATACACGGGCGAACCCGGATACCGTGGCATGCGACAAATCGGTCGCCGTGGCACACGGACAGCGGGAGACGGTGGACGCATACTCTCGCCGCTTGCCCATCGCGTTGCACCTTTGATCTAATTCACTAGCCAATGTACCAGCCAACCGCTATCGAGATCGCCCGTCACGGCTACACCGAATCGGACGACGCATTACGCCTATCATTCGGTGCGTACTTCCGCGAGTGTGAGAGGGTGTTTCTAGAGAGATTAGAGGAACTGGTGTCTCAAGAGATCGCTAAGCAAATCACCGCGGATGGGTACGGGATCAAGGTCTAAACTCGCCATGGACGCCGTTACTAGGCTATTGGACTTCCTCGATGCCATCTTTAATTCTAAGGATGAAGATCCGCACGTTATCCCATATGCGTCCAGTTGGGATATCGACGTATACGATAAGTCACCTCTAGGCAACGGGTATACGATGTGGGAGACGGGTAAACGGTTGCTCGCGGACGCCAAGGCGGAACTCAACTCATGAAATGCCTATTAGGTACGGACGATTGGGAGGTGATCTATCTCACTGTTTGCGTACCTCTCGTACACCTTAACATCGATGGACAGAGCATTCCAGAAGTCGTCCCAAGCGAGCGCTCGCTAAGCGCGTCGTTCGATACCGTTGAAGCAGATGTGCCCGATGAGTTAGTGGCCAGATACCTTGCCGCTAATAAGGAATTCGAGGAAGTGCAGCACGAGTTGTCTAATATCTTGGGCGACGATGCACGGGACGCGATATGTCGATAGGGCTACTACCATGTCGATAGACGTACAAGGGCTTAACCAACTCGAGAACCCCGCGCATTATTCCACCGCGGAGGGCGACCCCACTTTACATAGTTTGCAACGCTCACGAACGAGACGGCAACCGGGCGAGTGGGAGGAGTTATACTTCCAATTTCTCTGCGAGGGTAAGACTCGCGAAGTGGCCGCCGCGCTCGCTGGGGTTACTCGCCAGGCTCCATTTCTCCGTCGTAAATCCGATGTGTACTTCGCCGAGATGGAGTATGCCAGCGTACAGATGGGTACGGCGGATTTATTGAATGATGCGCGGGATGTAATCAAAGAACGGGCGCGCGGGTATGAGAGAGTATTGATCCATCTACTATCTCACCGAGGGGTTAACGCTAAGACTATCGTAGAGACGAGTGGACCAAATGGTGGGCCACAACAAGTCAACGTGACAGGTGGCGTGGGTGGCGTGGGCGCGTTTGACATTGACGCTATCCCAATGCCGATTGATGTTAAGCGAGCGGTGGTCGCGCGCATGGAAGAGATTGAGGCGATGATAGCACCGTACCGGGGGAACATGAATGGACCAAAGCCAAATGTGGGGCAGCTTGCTACTGGAGATCGCGGTAATGGGGTTAGCATTCTTGGTGGGGTACGTGGGGATGCGATGGATAGACAGGAGAAGGTAATCAACGTAGCACAGGCACAGGTTACCGCACAGTCCCGCCCGCGCCCGCTTGTGAGGTTACCGATATGAGAGCCCGTGAACTGTGCTAGTAATCACACAGAGGAGTATTATACTTGGTGTGTCGAAGGCGTGGGATACCCAATACGGCGGTACTCCCGATGACCCGCACCACGAGCTGATAGGCAAGCGCCTACGTGAGCTTGATCTGTCTACTGCATCCAAGCGCACCGTAAACAAGATCATCGGCAATGACTCGTGGACTAGGCTGCCTGCTTGTGATGAGTGTGGACAGAAGAATGTACCTGTGTCTGTGCGCGTAGGCCAGGAGCCTGACTGGGAAAGCCGCACCGCTACCTTGTGTGTGCCGTGTCTATGTAAGGCTGTAAAGGAGGCAGAGGCTCAACTCTCTGCGATTGCGGCCTATGGCTAATTCCGCCTACGCTCTCGACTACATTAACGGTGACTCACCCGACTCCCCCGTCCGTGGAGCCCACGATGGATTCCACGATTTAACCCGCCGCCACATTAGCCTAATCCCACTAGTCAGCCGTTACCGGGGCCACGAGCGCCATTTAGAACGGTTGATCGATCAATGGGAGACGTTAGATAGAAAGGTGAGCACCGATGGAGTTGCGTAAACCATTGGATAGAAAGGAGTCATCGCAATGATTGTGGCTTGGATGGGCGCCATCCGAGTGGAACCTGAAAAGGTTGGAGGCTAGATAATGGGTAACACTGCCGCTGAGCACGTACTCCGCACGATAATGACTAATGCTGAGTACGACGGTGTAGTCGAGCAGTTGATGGCCATCCGCGCCGAAGTACTCAAATCGCAAGAATCTGGCAAGACCATAACCGTGTCAGGTTCTTGGTGGCGTCCTTCGCACCTATTACCATTCTCCGCGCTAGATCCTCCAATTGATAAGTACAAGCCAGGTAATATGCACATCGACCTGCACATTGAATTCCTCGGTACTGAAGAAAGGTAGGATAACCCACCTATGAGCAACGGAGCCCCTGAGCACGTACGTATCGCCGCTATATCCCCTCTCCATAGCCGCGATCACAAGTTCCCTATCATCCTCGACGATTACGCCGACAACGGGACCGTAAACCAGAAGCTTCTATCCTCTGCCAACTCTCTCGCGGTGTCGGTCCTACGTCCAGACCTCATCTCTGCACTAGTCGCCCAGCGGCGCCTGTTGAATTACCTCACTCTCCAATCCACCCATGGTCATATGTCCCTCGGTACTGGCCACTTCGATATCAACGAGCAATTTGCATCCGATCCTCATGCCGCGTTACATGGTGGGTGGGCGGCGATGGCCCTGTACGAGACTCACCTAGCCCGGGATCAGTTCCATATCGATCGCCTCACCCCCGCTCTTGCAGCGGCTATGATCGATTGGTGGGCGGCCCACTTACTCGGGCTGAGCCACTTCTGGGTAACGGGTGCCGGGGTCCGCATGCCATGCGCCCGCGCGAAATTTCTCCCAGGCCAGTTTACGTGGGAAAGCCGAGTGTACGCGCGTGTGATGTTAGGCGAGAGCGGACACACGGCGGCCCAGAAGTACGGGGGTATCCCACCGGGGGCTAAGTACGTATTCGATGTGGTGTTAGAATCGTGTAAGCCACTATTCCCAGCGATTAAGGCGAGAATGGCTACCGTGGCGCTGAAACTTGGTAACCCGATTAGGCGATGGGATGGCGCCGGGCCTAACGGTGGATTCGTCGCCGCGTACGTGAGGGACAGTCCAGATGTAATGGCCCCGATGGGTTGGTGTATCGTAGATGGCCAAGGAAAGATCACAGGTAATAACAGGTTGCTATCGGAGGGGTTCAATACGTCGGGACCCGAGCCCAACGGACTACCTACCATAGTAATCGGATAACCCGGGTGAACAACAACGAGATATATGAGTGCGGGTGTGGGTGTACGTGTTAGGGAATGGAAGTGTACAACCGATATGAAAAGTTGGACAGATAGCAGATTCGGTAATCGCCTCCATAAATCGTGGTGGAAGCGCAGACATTACTTAGATCATACGATGGAACTGTCTCATTGGCCGTGGTGGATGTTGCGGCGTTGGTTGAAATGGTTCACATGGCGTATACATCTGGGCTCATTCTGCACTGAGATGTGCCAACGGTGTGGCCGTTGTCAACCCTTGGTATGGTGGGCTGATGATGAGATATGGCAAATAGTGTCCGGGGTAACTGGGCCGAGCAGAGGTGGCGCGTATTGTCCTGAGTGCTTTGATTGTCTATTTAAGCGAAAAACTGGCATTCTTTTAAGTTGGGCACCGGAGATCCATGAAGCGCGCATAGAGAGGTGGGATAAATGGAGAGCGGAGAATAAATGATCGACGACTCTCCATACGGGCGCCCACGACTCCGCGCTGAGCACGCTAAATACATGCGCGCAGATGCCACCATTCGTAACCTTCGCCGCCACGATCACCACTACGATAACCCTATAACCGGCGAACCCAACCGTATTGCGTGGTGCGCGTACTACCGTGAGCAACTAATTAACCTTGGCGTGATAGTGCCTACCGGCATCGTGTCGGACTCTGGCACTGAGCAATAAGTCAACCGTACAACCGTACAACCGTACAACCGTACAACCGTACAACCGTACAATGTACAACGAAAGGTAGGTAACCCACCACCATGAGCCAGACATTTAACCCTCCCAAGTCCGTTGCCGAGTGCGCCGTCAACGCGGGGCTCGGCCGTACCCAGTGCATTAGTTACTTTACCCCCGATGGCATCCAAACCAAATCCACCCTCGCTGGCACCATCGTCCCCGAGCATCATCTAGATTTCTCGGGGGATCGGCATGTGCTCGCCGATTCGATGGTGGCCCGCTATGGCAAGGGGCTTGGATTCCCGTGGGAGCACGCTACCCCTGGTAACCCTGTAGAGTTCACGCCCACTCCTGTCTACGCTTACGCGGGGGATTTAGACGAACTCAAATGGGGTGTGACGGGGATGGTGCTCACCGCCTTGCTGTTCGGTGGGTGGTTCGGGCGCAGCGGGCTAGTTCTCCCGTACACCCTCACCGTGGAGGACGCTGCTGATATTCTCGTGCTGTGGGATTTAGCGGTGGCTCTGGGCCAGTCCTCTGGCGGTATCAGCAGCGTGGGAGGGGTGTCGATATTCCCGGCCGCCATCGTGGTGGACACGCTCCCTACCGAAGGCGTCCTCACGGGTCAACCATACCAAGTCAAGTCCACGGGCGAAGTGTGGATCTATAACGGGACGAAGTGGAATAGTCAAGGGGTGCAAGGCGCGGGTGCAGCGGGTGGAACGGGCGCGGGCTCTGGCACCGTCTCACTCGCCACCCTCACTGCTGCCGTCGTGGGTATCCAAGCCCAGATGGCCACACTCAAGAAGAAACTGGGGATTAAGTAGAGTAAGACACACGCCTAGACATCAACTAGACATCAACACACACCGAGACATTAAAACCACAAGGAGCCACGACGATAACCATGAGACACCTAACTCGATTCATTCCCATCGCTCTATCTACTTTCATCCTCACGGTTGCTCTACTCGCGGGCTCTGGGTGCGCTGCCACGAATGCAGCCATCCACTCGGCAGCGGGTACCGTGGCGAGCGCCACCACAGCAACAGGGGTAACCGGACAAGTGGGGCAGCTCCAAGTCCTCACTGGCAACTTGGACGCTGACTTGTTCCGCGCCCTAATGTCCATCCGTGCGGGCCTCATGCAGTTCTCCGTAGCGGCGGCGGGTGACCCTGCTCTAACCGTTATCGCCAATAACCAGATAGCTAGGTTTAACTCGGCCGCCGCTGAGATAGTCCATTTCCGGGCGCTGTTTGGGGTGGTGAATGCAGCGGTGAGTGAGGGGGTGAGCCTACAGGGGCAACCGGTGGACTGGACTCAGCTCACCCCGATCGGGCCGGTGGGGACGGCGCCCCCGGTGAGCCCTGCCACGAGCCCGAGCCCGAGCGCCCCTGCACCCAAGCCCCCGGGCAGGTAGATCGGGGCGCAGGCGTCAACGTAGCGTGTGCGCGCCCGGGGTGGAATCGCTGTGGTGCCTGAGTGTGCCGGCCGGCGGGACCTCCCGGGCGTTTTCTTGTCTACTCAGTCGCTTCAATACTTCCGTGAGCTTGCCGGCCCCTCTAGTCCTTGACAGGGACCACCCGCGCGTGCTACGCTCAGTCTTTCCGGCACCGTGAATGGCGCGCCCAAGCGAACCCGATAACCTCGAGCCTGCACCTGTGATAGGTGGTACAGGCTCTCGATTATTCTGTTGCTATTGCCAAGTGTATGCTACCGTGCCACACCATTGCCCCGACCGAGTACACCATCTCGCTGGTATCCGTTACTCCTGCGCGCCATACAGATCCGCGAGTAGTAACCAGGTTGACATGTTCTCTGGCCGCCGATCGTTACACATGGGCGAGATGGATTAGAGCATAATATAGCCAATGAATACAAGAAACCCAACTCCGCTAAGCGCTCTCGCTCCTCCCGCTCCTCCCGCTCCTCCCGCTCCTCCCGTCTCTCGTTCTGCTGTATTCATCTCGCCCACATCTCGCCACACCGTTACCCCGTTCGACTCTACACCCGACACGTATACGTTAGATGGGGTGGTGTATCAATACGTTGGGACTTCGGATGGGGCGGCGTTCTACATGACGGATGAGCAGATAGATAAAGCTGGGTATGCTCTTGCATCTCCTCGATACCTTGATTCGTTTGTCACATGTAACGGGTTGGGGCCTTGGTGTGAGCAATGCGGCGATTGTCTCGTGTGTTACGGTGAGGACGTATGTACGGTTACCGGAGAGCCGCACTCGTGCCCATAAAGCAACCCGAGACACCTGTGCCACCGAAGCCCGCACCACCCCGCAGTAATCTAATCCATCTCCCTGTTGGGGATCACGGATATACGCGAGGTAAGAAGGAACGCAAGCAGCATGAGCACTCGGTGGGGTACGGTACTGAGGACTTCGATATTATCGATGAGTTAACCGTTAACCGAGATCAGTACTCAGTGGGGCCAGAGGACAAGTGCTTTAATCTATCTATGCTCGACTTCCCGTCCTTATGCTCTATCGCGGTTAACGGTATCAAGGCTCGAATGGGGTTAAACAGTATTCGTATTGGGGTTCACACGATCATATCATGTTGCATAGCTAACGCCATTACCATCATAGATAAACGAGATCATACACGGCAAACCCTAGAATCACGGGAGAGATTCGATCTCAGTAATCCCGACGCCGATGGTTATATAATCACTCAACTTAATAAGTGGTTCGATCAGTTTGCGGGGGAGATCGTGTTCAGCGGAGAACGGCAGAATATTAAATTGCCGCTTGGAGTGGGGTCTAGCTTGAGCGAGCTGTCAAAGGGGTTGGGGTTGGGCAATCCCACCATGGCAGTCATATGCTCTATGCTTACACTAAGTACTCAGTCGTCCGTTAATCGCCACCATAGGGCTGCCATGAGCCGACACGTAGAGGACTTCTACCAGTTGATAAGAGTGAGGATAGATGGGATTGATGCGCTGATGGAGAGGTTTAACCTGTGACTAGGAGCAACGTTAGTCACTCTAGTCATGTTCTAGGAAATGTGACTAGGATGACTAGCACCTATTCGATTGGCGTAAATGCGGCGTATTTTAGTCACTTAGTCACGGATTACTCACGCGCGCACGCGTACATTACTTCTCTAGAGGAGCCCCCAGCCCATGAAGCCCACACCTAGAACCCCTAAGCGTGCAACCCGAGAGAGTAATCGCCCGAGTAACCGATGGTGGAAAATATGGGTAAGCGGGGAGTCTGATGACTTGATGGCAGTAAGGTACTATGGCACTAAGAAAGATGCACTAGATAAAGCAGCCGTGCATTTCTTGTGCCAGGTTAGCCATCTAGAAATAGTTGAACCCAAGCTAGCAGAAATAGTTGAACCCAAGCTAGCGAGTGTGGAGGATTGCTTACACAATCTTATCGACCATCCTCGACATTACACGAGCCACCCCAGCGGAGTTGAATGCATAACCATCATCGAACACTTCACCCATAACGTTGGCGCGGCGATTAAATACCTGTGGCGAGCGGGGTTGAAGTACCCGAGTAACACAATGACTTACGCTGAGATACAGGAGGCACGGCTAGAGGATTTACGTAAAGCCAAGTGGTACATTAACCGCGAGATTCAACGTAGACTAACAGAACGAGAGAACAAGGCGCGCGAGGTGGTGAATGACTAAGCGGTTAACTGGACTAGGCTCATCCCCTCTTGACGCCATTGGAGTGGATACTGGACCCGCTCACGATCACCCAGTAGATAAACTCCTGCGAGGTAAGGCGACAACGAGAGATTACGATAAGGAGTACCGTATACCCCCATCGCTAGTGCCCCCCATCATTGCATGGAAGTGTACTAGGTGTAAGCGCATATGGAGCACAAGAAACACGCCCGAGATGGGAGTTATGCCATGTTCTGAAACCGGATGGGCGCACGAGATAGAACCCGTGAGAGCGCCAAGAGGTCAGGAAAGGAGTTAACCCGCGCATGAGCGACGATTTAACCTGCAACCCGATACCGATACATGACACACCTATAACCCCCACGCCAATCTACCGTGGAGAGTTATCCGAGGTACGCTCCCAACTCTCCGAGGTGCTAGCCAAGTTACAGATAGCCCCAGCTGGTGCCAGTGCCACACCTGCGCCGGTATTCTCCGTACTAGACTTCATCACGCTAATGTCCACCATCGAACGTACCGCGTTGGACGTGGCATGGCAGAGTGTACCCAAGAACGCACCCACCGCGCAATTGACGGATTGGTTGACGCGGGCGGAGGTGGTAGCCAAGTACATGCGGCGGCGATTGGGGTTACCGGAGAGTGTGGTGCAAGCGCCGGTGCCGCCCATTACTACGTAACATTTGCCCTATGCCTATTGCACCTCGCTCTACTGTCGAGCCTGTGCCCCCTCTTACCTACGCGGGTGCTATACAGGAATTATCTCGCGCCGATCAATGGCAAGCATCCCTAGCCCGAGACTCCCTCCGCGATTTCATCAAACAGAATTGGACAATCGTAGAGCCCATTAAGAAGCTTATCTGGAACTGGCATCACTATGTATTCTGCGATGTGTTAGAACAGATTACCGCTGGCAAGATACGACGTATCGTAATTAACGTGCCCCCAGGTAGCTCGAAAAGTCTTTTTGCATCCGTTTTTTGGCCAGCGTGGGAATGGGCTAAAGATCCATCTCTCCGCTACCTAACCGCGTCCTATACCGATGCCAACACCATCCGAGATAACCGTAACGTTAGATTCATCGTTACCTCGGATAACTACAAAAAGTATTACTGGGCCAACCCCACCCACGTAGACTTGGTGGCACTCGACGCTGCCCAATCCGCCAAGATTCGATTTGACACCACCGCTAAGGGTTGGCGTATCGCTACCTCTGTCGGCGGCATCGGTACCGGCGAGCACCCTGACAGAATTATTATCGATGATCCGTTGAAGGCTAAGGATGCCGACTCCGATGTAGAGTTAGCCGCGTGTCAAACATGGTTCGACGGTACTATCTCCACACGTGGCGCGAGCGAACGAATCGCGATAGTGGTAATCATGCAGCGGTTACATAGGAGAGATCTAAGCGGGTATCTATTGGGTAAGGGTGGCTGGGATCACTTAATGCTCCCGATGAGATTCGATCCCAAGCGGGCCGATCCAAGGGACATGAGAACCCAACCGGGCGAATTATTGTGGCCAGAGTTGTGGACGGAAGCGAAGGTGCGACAAGAGGAGATAGACCTAAACCAATTTGGGGCCTCGGGGCAGCTACAACAAGATCCAGTACCAGCCGGTGGTGGCCTATTCAAACGAGAGTGGTTTACATTCGTGGATCAATCACCAGCCCGGTGCCGCCGATGCCGAGGATGGGATACCGCAGACACCCCCGGCGGAGGCAACTGGACGGTTGGAACTAGGTTAGGGTACGATGATGAAATGGGCGACACCTACATAGAGCACAACATCCGAGGGCAATGGGGGCCAGGTGAGGTATCTACTAATATCAAGATGGCAGCCGAAATGGACGGGGTAGCATGTCTTATTCGCGAGGGCAGCGGGAGTGGTAAGGCTACAACCGAGGCGAGGGGTAAGATGCTAGCCCGGTACGATTACGCCGCTGCCCCCGAGACTACCAAGACGGGTAATAAGATTCAACGAGCTAGCCCATTCCGTGCGCAGTGTGAGCTGGGTAAGGTTAAGATAGTGAGAGGACCGTGGAATGAAATGTATATTGATGTGTTGTGTTCGTTTCCTGTTGGGGTTGTGGATGATGACGTGGACAGTACGAGCAACGCGTATAATGGACTCGTGGGAGATATGGAAGCAATGGATGGATTAGGGGTGACATGGTGAAAGGAGAACTACTTCGATGGACAACGTTGAACGGTTGAAACTGTACCCCCATCTGGTCGATGAGTTGATAGCGCAAGTGGACGATTTACTTATCAACGAGGATTGCCCATGTGCGCGTACACATCGCCACCCATGCCCACGATGTAAGGTAACTATCGTGCAAGCACAGGAATTACTTCGGCGGCTCTGGTACAGGCGAGGGTAATCTGGTCCTTGACACGGGCGCGGGCTCCGTGCTACGCTCGCCCACAATGACCCTGCGACGGTTCTTCGGCAAGTCTCCCCCGCTGGTAGGGCGCCCCTCTCCCGTCCTGATGACCAGCGGGGGAGCTTTTTAATTTCACCCCGTCAACCCTTGTCAATCCGCATGCGCATCCCCGACATCAACGTAGTCGTCAACTTCTCCGAAGAGGACCGGGATTTAATCCGCTCGGTACTCATCGGGCTAACCAGACTGGAGATCCTAATGTCAAAGAATACCGATGCACTCGCCGCCTTGGAAGCCATTGAAACCACTCTCGCCGCCGATGAGGCTCTAGAAGAGAGCGACCTTACCGCGTTGACCGCTGAGGTTACCGCGTTGAAGGCTCAGCTGGCCACCGCCACCGCCGAAGATAACTCCGCTGAGATCGCCACGACTACGGCCGCGATTACTGCATTGGATGCCAAGATCAAGGCGAGTATTGCAGCGGCGCAGGGAGCACTACCGCCAGCGCCACCCGTGACCCCTCCTGCTACAATATTGCCGCAGGGTATTGACAAGGGGCGCGCTCCGGCCTAGAATGGATCACATGAGCAGCTTCCTTTCCGCCGCCGCCGAGCAGCACCTCGCCCGCCTACAGCGAATCGTCTCCGCGGAGCGCATGTTGCGAGAGTACCCTGATCGATGCATGGCAATGAGGATGGCACTAGGGATGAAACGTCCTGCGCTCGCGGAAGCATTGGGAGTGACAGATGACACCATCGCGAACCGAGAGACGGGACGCCATTCACCTGTAGGGGAAGCAGCGGTGGCTCATCTTGAATACCTAGAGCGAGCCATCGAGATAACCCATACACCTAGAGCAAGGGTCGAGGCAATCTATCGGGAGCTTTACATGGCGCGCGGTGGACCACCTCGAATACCGCGAGAGAGAACGAGCTACAATGAATGCTCCCGATAAATCCTCCCTCGCCGCAGAACTAGACGCGGTGGAACGTGAGCGTAGATCCCTTCACGGCGGCACTCGATTAATCGGGTGGGTTCCTGACACCCGAAACCAGGACACTCACACTCACCCTGATCGCTTAGTGCTGTCGGATCGCAACGGTAAGCCGGTCCATAAGGAGCAAGTCATCCGATCGCGCGATGGGAGACTGTACCGGATCGCGGGTGATGGTAGCCTACGGAGAATTAAACCCAACAGTGGGGGTAAGCCATAGTGCCATTCATCCAAATCGACATGAGTGCTTTCTCTGGACTCACTGGCAACTATAAAACCTACGTGGCGGCGTTCGTCGGCATCGTGGGTAATGCCCTCGCGGTGTTCCATGTCGTCACTCTCACGCCTGATCAACTTCTCTCGGCTAACGCGGTCGTCGGGATGGTGGTCGCTATATTCCTCCGAATGGGTGTGAAGAAGGCACAGGTGGCGGCGGCGGATGCCACGAGCGCCGCGAATCGGGCCGCCACTACAGTAGCGATGGCCGCTAATTCAATACCAATACCTAAACCAGTGTCCACCGCTCTCCCCTCTCTCGCTGCTGACATGACAGAGCATGCAGGTACCAAACTGTAAACTGTAAGGGGTGCGCACTTATGAGGCATACTATGCGAATTGTCACCATGGTTTCCACTGTGCTCCTACTTGGCATCGTCACCCTTGGTTGTCGCTCGATCAACCCCGGGCCTCACTCCTACTGGATTGGCAGCGTCAAGGCCGATTGCGCTGCCCTCTACGACCCCACCACCAATCTGGCTTGGCACTGCGGTCATCCCCCGCCGCGCGCGGGCGCTGGCCACGCCTGCGGCCCCTCTTCGGACGAAACAGCCCAGCTGCAAGCTGAGCTGCTGGCACTGAGCAGCAAGCCCGGGGCGCCTTCCACCACGGGTGACGCCATGCGGACGCGCATCATTGAGCAGGCGCTCTCCGGCCCGAGATTCTGCCCCAGCCCAGATGTCTTCTGCGGGTACCCTGTCGATTGTAAACTCAATACGGCCGGGGTGGTGAACGTGGGGGCTAAACCGTGATCCTCATTCCGGCCTGCATCCTCTGCGCTCAGGTGTCGATCGGCAAAATCATTTTGCTGCCGCGACCAGCGTGCTTCACCTTCCGCTATGGTGGCGTCGAACTGCAAATTTGCGAGCATGGCGGTGCCCAGCAGGAGCAGGCGCAGGCCGCGCCGGAGGAAGGGCGATGAGGGCCACCTACGGACCTTTCCTGCCGTCCAAGACGAGACGGCGCTCGCGCAAGGCGATACCGCGGAGGGCCGCTCCTGCGGTTGTCACGCTGGCGTTCCTGGCCGAGGCGTTCCCGCGCGAGCGCCGTGCGCTTACCGCTTGCAGGCGCGGTCTGGGCGTTCAGACGGGATACGAGCCATGATGACCCGCGCCCCCTGCCTGCTCGCCCTCGCCGCCGCGTTGCTCGCCGGGTGTGCATCCACCCCTTGCTCTAATCCCATACTATCCCACTCGCGCCATATCGATATCTCCTCTGGCACTGATATCCCAGGAGTAGTCTTGGGTGTGGTAGTCAACATGTGCGTGGAAACGGAGCGGGCTAATTGGGGTGCAGGTAAGCAAGAAGGCCGCCCCCACTGCTGGGTAAAGGTGAAGGTAGCACGGACGACGGGCGATCTAGGTTCTTGGTTTCGTGATTCCCGGTGGTTTGGCAATGACTGTAGCGGTGTGCCATTTAACCCTGGTGATCTCGTGTGGGTGCCGCTAGGTGCCGGTGTTATAACCCATAGGCGATACGATTTTGACGCTATGGCCGCGCACGAAGCAGGCCACGAATAGGGCAGGGTCCCCAGCAATGACGGGCACGCAACGTACAAAGCGCACAGGGCGCCGTGTTATCGATACCACTAGCACTGGAATACCTGTGGACGCTAGTGGCGGTCCAACCATTGACCCCACCGCCAATGTCCTCAACTTGGTAGAGGCGGCTATCCAACGCCAGGACGACCTCCGCAATCTTACCGAGAGATACGCTAAGGATTTATCGGATCTCCGCGAACGGTATCAGGAGAAATTAGCTGAGGCCGAATCTAAGCGGGTAGACGCCAACGCTCTCGCAGAATCGCGCCGAATAGACGCCTTGCTCGCTGCTAGCCAGAACGCTGTAACCCTTGCCTCAATCGAGGGTAAAGGTACTGCTGCCGCTCTCGCCGAGCGAGTGGATGCCTCAGCTAAAGCCCTAGCCCAAGGTAGCGGACGTGATCTTGGTATGGGTATGGGCATGAAAATGGTTATTGGGTTTGTGGCGTTATTCGGGACCCTGATGACTCTCGCCGGTGCGGGTGTTCTACTGTGGACGATATTACACAAATAGGCACAGTACATTGGACTCTTATAAATCCCGCTGGTGTAAGTGCCATCGATGCCCTCAAGGCCAACCCCCTTGCATCGGTGCGGACTGTCTATGGTTCGGGGATAATCTAGTCAAGTCCATCGTAGCCGCAGAGGATGCTGACAGGGGAGAACGAGAGCGAGTCAACCGGGGCGGGGCCAACACTAGTGTACGCCAAGCCAACGAAGCGCGACGTGCCTCTGCTTTAGCTCGTGCTCGTACTCAAGCAGAGGATAGCGGATTCCAAGTGGAGCGGGGCCGAGATGGCGAGTATATTGTAACGGAGAAGGATGGGAGTAAGCGAGTGGTGAAGATGTGATACCTGATAAGGATAAGGTTCATTGTGTTATGTTCTCGGGTGGAATAAGCTCGTGGGCCGCTGCTTGGCGCGTTCGTGAACGCTATCCCGACTGTGGTATTATTGCCCTGTTCGCAGATACCAACATGGAAGACGAGGATTTGTACCGATTTCTGGATGAGGCAGCCGACTCTGTGGGGGCGTGTCTTATAAAGATATCTGATGGCCGCACTCCTTGGGAAGTGTTCCGAGACGTGAGGTTCTTGGGAAATAGTAGAGTAGACCCATGCTCCAAGATACTAAAGAGAGACTTACTAGATAAGTGGAGAAATGACAACTTGGAACGAGACGCCACTATCCTATACGTCGGCATAGACTGGACAGAGCAGCACAGATACCAGAATGTTAAGGGGCGCATGTACCCATGGAGAGTAGATGCACCCCTATGTGAGCCACCATATTTCAGTAAGAACCGAGCCCGTGATTTACTTCTAGAAATAGGTATCCAGCCCCCACGATTGTACAGCTTGGGGTTCTCTCATAACAACTGTGGCGGATTCTGTATTAAGGCTGGACATGCTCACTTTGCTAATCTATTACGGACAATGCCAGATAGGTATGCTTACCATGAGGGTAAAGAAGAGGAAATTAGACAACAGCTCGGCAAAGATGTGTCTATCCTGGTTGATAGGGCAGGCGGCACTAAGAAGCCCATGACACTCAAAGACTTTCGCGAGAGAATTACTTGCGGGGAGGATTATGACAGATATGACATTGGCGGTTGTGGGTGCTTCTCTGGCCCAGTAGACGCAATCCCTAGCGAGTCCCTACCGTTGACCTAGCCTCCACCCCTACATCTTGCGAGGGGTAGAATCCTACCCACTCCGTGGTACAACTTGCCCCCGAGGACCTATCTCCTTGGGAGCCCGCACCTACTCACCGTCTCGCCTCTCCGGGTCCACCCGGGGTACCCGAGCCATGGCTGCCCGGGATGCCCACGAGCTATCCCTTGCCCACGGTACCGCTGCTGGCCCTGGCCCAGAGGACCCTACCGCCTCCGCTACCCTCCGTTCGGCCGAGTCCGATCTCCTAGGTAGGGCGCGCCTCGCCGAGCGGTTCTCTGCTCTCCGGGACGGCATCGGGTACGGTGGCCGGCGCGATTACTACCGTCTCCTAGGCTACAAGGAACGTCTACTCCCGCAGGATTACCGAGCGCGGTATAAGCGGGGGGGTATCGCCGAGCGGTGTGTTGAAGCCTACCCCAAGGCTACGTGGTCAGGTGGCGCCTCGATCGTCGAAGACCCCGATCCCAATAACGTTACTGAGTTCGAGGACAAGACTACTACCCTCTGTGATCGTCTCGCCGTCTGGAAGGAGATCATCAAACTAGATATCCAAATGGGGCTAGGCCGGTACGCAGCTCTCCTTATCGGTACGGGTGACAAGGATCTAGAGGAGCCCCTGAAATCCGGCTCTCTCTCCGGCCCTGAAGACATTATCTACATCACCCCGCTTACCGAGGACCGAGCCCAAATCCAGCAGAGCATTACCGACACCACCGATCCACGGTTTGGCCTACCTGAGTTCTACATGTGTTATCTTGGTATCCCGGCCTATTCCATGGTTGAGGATGACATTGGCCCATACTCTGGCGCCTCTCATGCTGTAACCAAGCGAGTCCATCACACGCGAATTATTCACGCGGCCGAGCAGTGTCTATTTGATAATGTATTCGGTAAGCCCCGCCTCCGTGCCGTGTGGAACTATCTAGATGACTTGTTAAAGGTGTCCGGTGGTGGCGCTGAAGCCTCCTGGCAGCGGGTAGATCCCGGTATCCACGTGAACATCGACAAGGACCTCCGCATAGGGAAGGAGGAGCTTAAAGCCCTGCGCGAGATGATTGAGGAGTACCAGCACGGGGGTATATCGCGTCTCATCCCCACTCGTGGTGCCGATGTTAAGATGTTGAACGCCCTCGTGGACAAGTGGGGGCCTAACCAAGATGCCGTCACTCGGTTGATTTGCGCCGTGCTCGCTATACCCCATCGCGTACTTATGGGGAGCGAGAGAGGGGAGATGGCGTCAACCCAAGACCGGGATAACTGGTCCGACCGTGTAGCGGAGAGACGGCAGGAGTTTGGTATCCCACTAGTCCGTGCATTCATTAGTCGTCTACAGGAATTTGGCGCGCTACCTGATGTGGATGACTATGAGATTCAGTGGCCCGATGAGGAGGAATTAAACGAGCAAGAGAAGGGAGCCCTACTTCTCACTTACGCCCAAGCCAACCACAACAACGGGGAAGTAATCATAACCGCCAACGAGATGCGCGATCAAGTACTAAGTCTACCTCCGCTTGTGGTAGAACCCGCCACTGATGCCAACGGTAACCCGATCGACCCCACCCAAGTAGCG